AATCAAAGTGTTTGACCAAACATCAGTTGCAGCGCCGGTGACATTGCCGTCAGGATCGAAAGCATCTGCTGCAATGCTAAATACGTTCCCAGTAATCGTATTATACGACCCACCACTGGTATCAATGAGAAGTGTAGTTGTTTTTATAACCTTATTCCCAGTGATTATAGCATTTTGTGAAGCCCATGTTCCTATCCAGTTCGCATTGGAAAAGAAGAGAGTATCTTTGATTTTCCAGTCCAGCAAATTCCCAATACCTGCCCCTGTAGTATGCTTAATGGCATAATTGGTCATACTGTTGATGATACAATCCTCAATCAGCACGTTACTGGTACCGCCCGAGTCCTCGACACCATTATACCCGGATGCAAGCCTACATCCGATAACCTCTCCATGAGATCCATCCCGTTCGGCGTCACCTGATCCGCCATCACGGAAAAACTGGATACAGGCATTATCATCACCACCGTAGAAGAGAATATTTACAAAGCGCCAGCCCTGCTGTTGTACTTTTACCAGCGGAGTTGTTTCTGCCTCCTCCGCAGGTTCCGTCCAACTATTCGTCGCTTCCTCACCTCCAGCCGGAGTACTGTCAGCATGTCGCGGTCTATTCCCTTCACCAATAACAGTAACATCAAACACCTGTGCTGGTGTAGTCAACTGTTCCAAAATTTTACCACGAAAACGGATTGTGTCACCGCTTGATACAGCTGCAAATGCCTCAGCCATAGTTTTAAACGCGGCAGCGAAAGACGTGCCTGCCCCAGATGATCCTATATTGGCGTCAACATACCATGTAAGCCCGTTCTGGCCATTGCTTCGCAAATCATCTGTTATTAACTGCTTCGTATATGCCATAAGGCTTTCGACTTCAGTAACAACCCCAGCAGCGGCAGTATCCGTTTTAATGCCAATAACATCGCGCATATACAGATTGGTTTCGGCGTCAGCCGTGGGGACATCGTGCAAACCATCAATGGTATTCACATTGGTGACATTCTGCTTTGCATACGCCATTAGTGACTTGGTGTTCGCCACTGCTCCCGTATTTGCCGCATCCGTTTTAATTCCAACCACGTCTCTGATATACAGATTGGTTTCGGCATCCGCAGTAGGAACATCATGGAGACCGTCAACGGTAATCTGTCCACCAACCACCTGTTTCACATACGCCATAATTGATTCAGTGGTAGACACCGCGTCGGCAGCAGCCGCATCCGTCTTATTCCCGATAACATCCCGTGCAACTACATTATCCGTCCCATCAGCTGTCGGGACCAACTGATATGACCCATAAAGCGGCTGTGTATATGTCGCAGCTCCTAAATACTGGAAACCCAACAGACCGGTAATAAAAATCATTACCAGAATTAAAAGTATCAAAATTCGTTTTCCCATGATTATTTGACCTCCTTCACTTTCTTTGATCGAACAATGACCGGCTCTTTTACCACAACCTCAAGTTCTTTTTCTTCCCGAACTTCCGGTTCCTTTACCTCCGGCTCCTTGTATAACTTGTGAACCCGTTTATCAAAATCCGATTCATTAATCGTCATGAATCCTGATTTTGTCTCTGCCTGTACTCTTACTGTGGGAAGTGTCCCCATATTATGCCTCCTTTCCAAAGGAGTGGAGACACATTTCCCCACCCCCTTTTTATTGTTAACCAGCCAGCCGCGCTGCTCGAGGCGCACTCACAAGGGCAGTTCCCCACAAGCAGTCAAGATCCCAAATGGTCATCTTGTATCCGCGAATGAGTTCCAGTCGGAAAACCAGATTGGTAACAGGATCTCCCATTGTAATCGATCCGGCAACATTCCCCGCTGTACCGGCGCCAAGGAGTTCCTTGAGACCTGCATCCGGAGCGCGCATGGCCAGGCCAAAAGCGTCGCGGTGGAAACCAAGATTGACAACGTGGGAAGCCTTCAGAGTAATTGCCGGAGTAGAACTGCCCGTAATTGCGACTTTGAGACCAGGAGTAATGGAAAGAGTACCGTTTGAACTATCGCAGGTTGCCCCAACAGCATACGTCTGCTCATCTCCTGCGATGGTGATGATGTCACCTTCCAGGTAATTGCCAGAACCACCGGAAACACCAACAGAAGTTGCGCTTAGCGCGGCATCCGCTGCAACCGGAGAACTGGTAACGGTCCCAGCGGTATGCGTCGGAACGCCATCTTCCCCGTTCCAATCAAAACCAAAAACCTCACCAATGTTACCTTTAGTCTTGGTCATTGCAGAACCGCGTTTCTCTGCATCGGAGAACGGGGCCAAATTCAATGCCGCCGCCTCAGCCGTGAAATCTAAAAGGGCTTTTCGATTTTCCCGAGGGCAAAGCTGCTCATTGAGAACTTTTCTCAGATTAGTAGCGGAGGCAACTTCCACACCAGCGCCAAAAGGAGTTGTACCCGCCGTTCCAACATATCCATAAATACCTTTGTACGTTGCAAAGACGGAATCATTGATTGCCTTTGCAAGAACACGAAACGCCTCATTCATCTGGAGCGGAACGAAATCTGCTCCGGCATTGATGCGCCCGATTTCCCTGTCATCCAGGGCAAATGCTTTGTGATACCAGTTGGAAAGGGTAATCTGCGCCGTTGCCGTGGTCAAATCTGTCGGCGCGGTAGGAGTTGCGGCAGGGGTTACACTATCGGCAGTCCCCATGTCGCTTGCGACCGGGATATCAATAGTCTGTCCTTTCTTCTTTGCTTCAGTTGAATAATCCGTATTGACAAGACGGGTGAGAAGAACTTCCTCACGCAGCCCCATCATGCCGCGGGTCAAAATTTGTACTAAAGTTTCGGTTAACGTATTTGCCATTGTAAAAACCTCCTGTTAGCGGTATACCCGCTGAATTTTTGATTTTTCTCAAAATCCCTACGGGGACCGCCTGCCTGACTACGGCCAGAAGGCTTTACATTATTTACTATGTTTTATACTGCTTTTATCTCTCCGGATGCCAGTTTCGCAATCATATCCCCTGAAACATCCTTCCCATCAAGCTGATCAATGCTGATTGTGTTTTTTGTCAGCATCGTGGGAGTAAATCCACCCTGCGCGCCAGCGCCTTCAGATTTCATAAAGAGTTTGGAAGAGGGAATGTATGTTTTCGTCAAATACTCTTCCAGCCCAAGATTTGCATCCCCGGCATCGTTCTTCTTCGGAAGTTTTTTATCGTCCAGGAATACAATTTCTCCCGTTTCCGGGTCAATACTCGCAACTTCCAGAACATCGTTCTGAATATACTTCATATTGCCTTCGGCGGGGACGGCATGTTTCATAATGAGCATTGCTGTTTGATTTGAAATCTTCTCGGAATTCCACCCAGCCTTTACCTTTGCTGAATTTGCCTTCTCAACCTTCATCGCATCGGCATGTTGCTGTTCAAGGTTGGCCTTCAGTACTTTCCACTCGCCAGCCTCGGCAAGACGATCATTTTCGAGTGCCTGTAGTTTGGTTACGGCCTCCGCATACTTATCGGGGTCTATGTCTTTGAATTGTAGAAGCTGAGTTTGCAGAGCCTCCTTTTCGGCAGCAAGATTTCTGTTGTTGGTTCTGAATTCATCCAATTTCGCCTTGGGAACGAAACCAGCCGGGACCCACTGACCGTCTTTTTCTTCGTAATGCTCTCGGATTCCTTCGGGAATCTCTTCTTTTGTTTTGTACGTTAGGAACATAGATTCTCCTTTCTTGTCGCTATAATTTAGTTTTAATGATTTGTCAAGTTATTTTTTAGTAGCTATTTTTTTCTCCCCCGGTCCATTGATGTTTTATAACTCTTCCTTGCCTTTCGCACATTCACGGCTTGCCTTGTTGCCCGGTTCGTAGGTGTAAACCTTTCCAGATTGTCCCCATCGATAGCCCGGCTTATTTCCTTCTGTGCATTTTTGTACTGGCATTACCAGCCTCCCTCTTTTGGCCATTCATAGTCTGGAAACCTATCAACAATAGACTGTTGACGTTCATTCAAGGCTTCTCCGGTTTTAAGTTTGTGTTTAATTCCGTCGATTATAATGCCGTATAACAGTTTTAACCACTCTTCCTTAGTTGTTTGTGCCATCATCCTTCCCTTTTTTAC